CAAGGATAGTATGGGATTATTAGATTATAACAAAGCGTTCAAACCTTTCAGCCACGAGTGGGCTGTTGAATTAGCCGAGGAACACGAGAAGGCACACTGGGGTACTTGGGAAGTTAAGCTACAAGAAGATGTAGACCAGTGGAAACAAGGTAAGATTACAGATGAGGAGAAGAACCATATCACACAGATACTGAGGTTGTTTACTCAGTCTGATGTACAGGTAGCTTCTAACTACTCTGACTTATTCATACCTAAGTTCAAGAACAATGAGGTACGTATGATGCTACTCAGCTTTGCAGCTAGAGAAGTAACACACCAACAAGCTTATGCTTTGCTGAATGATACCTTAGGGTTTCCCGATAGTGAGTACGAAGCATTCCTTGAATACCAACAAATGGTAGATAAGGTAGAGTTTATGCAGGACAATGATGTATCTACACTACACGGTACAGCTAAGGCATTAGCACAGACCTGTGTCAATGAGGGTATGTCCTTGTTCTCTGCTTTCGCTATGCTTCTTAACTACCAAAGACAAGGTAAGATGAAGGGTATGTGTGAGGTAGTTGAGTGGTCAATTAAAGATGAGTCTCTACACGTGGTCGGGATGTCACGTTTGTTTAGAGCGTTCTGTAATGAACATCCTAGGGTAGTTAATGATGAGTTCAAAAAGGAAATATACGAAATGTTCAGAGTGGCGGTGTCCTTGGAGGATAAAGTTATTGATTTGGCATATGAGATGGGACCTGTGGAAGGTCTGGACAAAGGTGAAGTTAAAGCGTACATTAGACATTTGGCGGACAGGCGTTTAATTATGTTAGGACTTAAACCTAACTACGGTGTTAAAGATAATCCACTACCGTGGGTTGAATGGATTGTAGCTGGTGATTCCTTTAAGAATTTCTTTGAGGGTACAGTTACAGACTACAGTGCCGCAGGGATGACAGGAGACTGGGGATGGGAATAGGTTATAAAGACTGGCGTTGTAAACAGAAACTCCATACTAAAGAAGGATGGAGCTGTATGACTAATTGGATAGGAGATATCATTATGAATAATAAATGGAATGAGGAACACGATTGGAAGTGGCAGTGGATTGTAATAACTATTGTAACGATAGCTATTATATTCTTTACTAAGCCAAGTCAGGCTGATGTATATGACTTCCCGCCTAAGGATGTAGTTACTATGGATGTACTTAAAGCTGATGGACGGAGTGGTACATTCTTGTGTCCTGATGAGCGTTGGTGCTACATTAAATCACTAGAGTATGAGGCACGAGGTGCTGAACAGTATTGTGTATCACTAACTATGAAGCGTAATGGTAAGGTTGTTTGGTATAGGAGGTATCAATAATGTTAGGTGAAGTATTCGTAGGATTAGTATTCCTAGGTGCGGTATGGTTGTCATACTGGTGTGGTCGTACAGACTGTGAGAAAACTAATTGTTATAGAGGTGCTAAGGATGAGTGAACTAGAAGAATTACCATTAGACTACTGGGGTAGACAGAAGCTATTCAAAGAACGATTAGCTAAGATACAAGGTAAGGCTACTACTATCCCTGATTACCGTGAGATAGTAGATAGGTTAGCTGAGCTAGAGAGAGAACACGAGGTACTGGGTAGAAGGTATGATGAGCTAACTAAGATAATCCGTAAGCAGGGCAAGGACAGAGTAGATGAGTCGGAAGCTAATAGGTTCTTACGTAATTATGCTAGGGATTGGGATTAACAATAGGAGAATGAGATGTTTGACTATGAGAAGTATGAGAATATATTAAATAGACTAGACAAGCTAGAGGCGTATGATAAGTACGTTAACTTGACTGCACCTAAACACGGCAGTGATGAAGGTGATGAGTTCGTGCGTAAGGAATTGATTAGTGCTTATGATAGATGTGAGGAAAGAGATATGTTCTTCTTAGAGCATATCATTAAGATGTACTCTACCCCTACACAGTGGGAAGAGTTCTATGATAGTGCTGGGTTAAAACACCATTATGATTATTAAAGAGAAGGAAGCCAGTAAAGAAGGGTGTGACTTTGTTGTTGAAGATATAACTGAAGAGGAACAACACTACTTATTTAAGAAAGGTTTGTCTGCTCTAGTTAATGAGGCACGTAAGGGTAAGACACAGTTCATCGTAGTAGATAATGAACACCCAGTAGTTGATAGGTTAGAGGAGAAGCATAACGGAAACACACTAGAAATTAGTGATGAAGATAGTGATGCTCTAATACAGATAGGTATCACTCAGATACTGATTGACTTCATAGAGAAAGAGAAGGAAGAGGAAGGCTACTGGAAGAACCTTAAGCAGGCAGCTGAAGATAGCGGTGAAGCCTGGGATGAGGAACGTATCAACATCATCGCTCAGAATGGTAACAACGGAGAACATTACAACGAAATAGGAGAACCACCAGAATGATTTATGATTATATGTGCAACAAGTGTGAACACAAATACACAAGAAGTAATTCAATAGAACACCGTAACAAGAGTGGCAGGTGTCCTGAGTGTACTAGTTCCGATACTAAGAAGATTATGTCTACCCCTAGTTTTAAGACGTGTGGGGGCGGTCATTTACAGTCGAATGGAGAGGGTAAAGTTATTATTTAGTTTAATAACATACTTATATAATGGATAAATTACCAATAAATACTATTGACTTACTTAAGAAACTAGAAACAATGTTTCCAGACCGAATGGTTACTAAACATATGACTGATTTCGAGAGAGGAAAGAAAGCAGGAGTAATAGAATTACTTCGCTTATTACAGCAACTGAAGAATACAGGAGAATAATTATGGGCGGAATTTTTAAATCCCCTAAAGCACCTACACCACCACCACCTCAGGCACCGACAGCGGCACCTACTGATGAGGCTACTTTTAAGCCTGGTGATGAAGGTACTAAGAAACAGAAGAAACTTACAGCTGTTAAGAAGGGTAAGTCTCGTTTGGCTATCGCTACTACAACAGGTACTAAGTCAGGCGTATCTAAAGGATTTTAAGGAGTAAGGAATGGCAGAAGAACGCGTAACCACCCTTAAAGCTAGGTGGTCTAAACTAGAGGGCGATAAGTCAACAGTATTAGACAGGGCTAGGGACTGTGCTGCTCTTACTATTCCTTCTATGCTTACTAAGCAAGGACATCAAGAACAAGATGCATTAGCAACTCCATATCAATCACTTGGTTCTAGAGCTGTTAATCACTTAGCTAGTAAGCTACTACTTACACTACTTCCTCCTAACGCTCCTTTCTTTAGGTTAATGCCTAATGAAGCGGATATGCAGGAGTTAGACACACAACAGGAAGCACAGCTTGAAGAGGCACTTGCTAAATATGAGCGTGACCTATATACATATATTGAGAAGAAAGCATATAGAGTCCCTTTATTTGAGGCGTTAAAACTTCTAATTGGCACAGGTAATGCGTTACTTCGCCTTGAGGAAGAAGAACTTCGAGTATATAACCTTAATGAGTATGTTGTAAAACGTAATGCATTAGGTAAGATTGTAGAGGTTATTGTTAAAGAAACAGTACACCCTACTGATGTTCCTGAGCTTGAGCTTACTGATGAAGATACAGACTTATACACCACTGCCAAGATTATGGAAGATGGTAAGTATGAGATATATCAAGAAGTATTAGGTGAAGTAGTTCCAGGTTCTGAAGGCGTAGTTAAGGCAGAGGATAACCCTTTCCTTGCTTTACGTTGGACGGCTATTAATGGTGAAGACTATGGTAGAGGATTAGTAGAACAGTATTTAGGTGATTTACGTAGCCTAGAAGCTCTTAACCAAGGTATGGTTGAGGGTGCTGCCGCTAGTTCTAAGATTGTGTTCTTAGTAGACCCTACAGGTACTACAAGAGCAAGAGACTTATCTAAAGCAAGGTCAGGAGATTTTGTACAAGGTAAGATGACTGATGTTACTACTCTGCAAGTTCAGAAGGGTAGTGATATGCAGATACCTTATCAGTTAGCACAAGAAATCCAACATAGACTAGCTAGTGCATTCCTGTTAACACAGGGTGCTACTCGTAATGCTGAGCGTGTTACTGCCGAAGAGATTAGGTTAGTAGCGGGTGAGCTTGAAGATGCTTTAGGTGGTATTTACTCAATTCTTTCACAAGAACTACAGTTACCTCTTGTTAAGATTATCTTCAAGAATAGTAAGACACAGCTACCAGAAGGATTAGTAGAACCAGTTATTGTTACTGGATTAGAAGCATTAGGAAGAGGACACGACTACAACAAGTTAGTTATGTTTGCACAAACACTACAGCAGTTACTAGGACCTGAGATATTTGCACAGCACGCTAACGTAGATGCAGTGATAGGACGAGTAGCTACTTCTCTTGGTTTAGATTCCGAAGGAATTATTAAATCTCAAGAGCAACTTCAACAAGAACAGCAACAAGCTATGGAAGCACAAGCAGGTCAAGTTGGTTTAGATGCCGCTGCTCAATCGGGCGGAGCTGAAGCAGGTGCTGCTATAGCACAACAAATGGGGTAATGGCTTATGGGTGAGATTAGATACACAATCTACACTAACGAAACAATACAGGAGACTGACAATGAGCGAAGAAACAGTAAATCAAGCAAGCGAGGAAACACCTCAGCTAAACGAGCACGACCAAGCAATGGTGGACAGAGCAAACCAAAGCGAGGAGCTAACAAACCAAGAGCTAAGAAGTGATACAGAAAACGTACTTCTAGCAGGTAAATACAAAGATGTTTCAGAATTAGAGAAAGCATATAAAGAGCTACAATCTAAGATGGGACAGCAATCTTCAGATACACAAGAACCTATAGTAGACAACATTAATGAAACTGCGGAAGCAACGGATAATGCTGAACGCGTAGAGGAAAGTGTTGAAGGTGCTAAAGAAACAGTAGAGAGCAAAGGATTAGATTTCGATGGTCTCTACAACGAGTATGGCGAGAACGGTGAGCTATCTTCAGAGACGTATTCCAACCTTGAACAGGCAGGATTATCAAAGGAGGTGGTCGATTCTTACATACAGGGGCAAGAGGCTATTCAGCAACAACAAGTTAACGCACTTCAAAGTGAGGTTGGCGGAGAAGCTGCATACCAGGCTATGATTGAATGGGCTGGCTCGAACCTCTCGGAAAGTGAACAAGAAGCATTTAATGCTACTCTAGAT